GAACACAAGCCAACTGCACCGGCAAAACAAACCAAATGTTCCCCAAAAACTACAAAGACATCACCTACATCCCAGCCGCCCGAAAACTCTGCCGAACCTGCCCAGTAAAAACCCAATGCCTCGAATACGCACTCGAATTCCCCGCAGCAGACATGCACGGGGTGTGGGCTGGGTTGACGCCTAGGCAGTTGGCGGCGGAGCAGCGGAGGCGGGGTGTGAGGCCTGATCGTCCGACTTTGGCGCAGTTGTGGTCGGGGCGCGGGTAGTTTATTCAGTTTTTGGTGTGTTTATTCAGTGTTTATGCAGGGGTGTGTATTTGTATACGGGTTTTTGCGGGTTGGTATCCGGGTTTTTGCATAAAGTGTTTGTACGGGTGTTTGTACGTACCTAGCGCAACATTACCGAAAACGGTAAACTCGCGCCACAACAACCCCAATGGTTGTTCACCGTCCACCCACACATAAACCAACCCAAAACGGGAACCCGAACTACACAACCCGAATCCCGCACGACACACAAAACCCCATACCGTCATGGGACCACACACCATCATCATCTACCGCAGCACACCGCCCCACCTTCCCGCACGGCATCAACACCCGTTCCCCCACAGCCCACTCCCGAATCATGTCAGCCGGAGTAGGCAACGGTGCTTTCGCAGGAGGCGGCTCAGGAAGCCCCAGATCGTCACGCAACGCTTTTTGAAGGGCTTCCACCAGCCAAGCGTTCAAAGAACACTGTAGAGCCTCACAGCGGTCAATCACCTGATTCTTTAACGTGGCAGGTAACCGAACTTGTAGATATGCCGGGCCGTGTGCCCTTTGGGGGCTACGTGGCATCTGTGATTGGTTCGCCTGCGTCTCGCCGGATGAGGGTGATGAGGTATTCGGTGATGGACATGTCTAGGGCTTCGGATGTGTCGATGAGGTAGTTTTTGATGTCTGGGGGGATGCGGAGTGAGAGGGTGGTTGGGCCGTCTGCTCGGTGTGGGGGTCGTCCGGGTCGGGTGTTCATGTTTTTTGACCTTAGTCTGGTTTTGGTTTTGGTTCGTGTAGTATGGTGGGTCTTGCGGCAGGCTGAGCCCGTTCTCCTTTCCGGGCTTGGGGAATCTGCGTCTGCGCTGGCCCCACCCGGCGAGGCGTTAACGCATAACCGGGAAATTAGTCACTTCTCGGGCGAAGGTTCCCCGGCCTGCCGCATACCATTTACTACTGCGGCGTCTCTGCTCATGCCGATGGCTGTTGGGATGCGTTGGGTGCTGTTACGTCCTGCCCCGTAGAAAACCCAGCCTCCGGGTACGAGGTGGACTGTGCCTACGAGTGTGCCGTCGTAGAGGACGTCAAAAAATTTGAGTGTTGGGATGTATTGGATTCCGGCCATTGATTCCATTTTTAGCCTCGTAGTCTTTGGCCGCAGGCGAGGCAGAATTCGGCCCATGGGTACCAGCGGCGTTGGTTGAGTGGGTGTTGGCAGTCAAGGATGTTGCTGGCGGCGTCTCCTACTGCTTGTCTGATGAAGTCGGAAACGGTGAGGCCTTTAGATTCGGCGGCTTGTTTCCACCGTTCTCGTTCTTCTGGGGTGGTTCTGATGAGGACTTGGGCGACTGCGGGGGAGCCGGGGGTGGATCCGGTGTTTGGTTGGATGGTGGGATCGAGGTGTTCGGCTTCGTGGTTCATTGCCGCTTCCAGATTGTCAACATTTTCAGACATTTTTTTCCTTTTTTGGGTAGCGGCGGTACCAGCCAATGTCACCGTCAGGCACCACTCGATCTTTGTCGTCGTCGACGTCTCCGCCGTCAACAGCCCCGGTGGACAACCACCAGTTCGATTCACTCATCGTCGCTCTCCTCAACAATCTCGGCGTCTTCAACAGCCCCGAGTTCTGCAGTAGGACCCAGAATTCCTTTAATCGTGTCAGACGGTAAAATTCCGGCAGCACCCATAAGTTCAAGAAGTTGTCGCGCTTCCGTTTCTGGATCGAAAGCGTCGATGGCTGCGGGGCTGTCATCTGCACCGGCGAGGACTGCTCGTTGCGGGGCTGTCGTTTCAACTTGCACATTGATGTTTGTCGCATCCATTCCGAGGAGACGGGAACGCCGGTCCATTACAGACAGTACTTGCTGAACTGCCCGTAGGTCGGGTTCCACCATCATTTCTGTACCGTCGTCAAGAGTTACTTTGCGGTGTTGTGTCATGGGCCAGATTGCTTGTTGTAGCGAATCAAGCCGTTCTAGTTCCATTCTTAAAACTTCCGGGTATGCCAGAAGTGCTTCCCGGTTTAGTTTTTCTAGTTGCCGCCGGATTGCTGAGTTGACGGCGTTTGATGTCATTCCGAGACGGCGGGAAATTTCGTTTGCGGCGACACCGGCCTGCCTCATTTTGAAAATGCGGAGGTCTCGTTCGGCAATAAATTCTTTTGTTAGGCCTTGTTGCTGCTTTTCCGCCATGAATGTTGATATTACACCTAGTCGACGTGAAGGAACTCGATAACTTCAAACGGAAAAAGTCTTCCTCGTTTAACTTTAGTTGGACGGTGCCGTGGTTCTCGGTCATTACGGAACCGTCCCCATTTGTAAACGTGGGCTTCTTCTGCCGTGAGGTCCGGCTCGAGAGTCCACCCGAACTCCGGCCACCGTGACCAGACCGCACTACCAAACGGTCTTAGGTCACGGCCACCGGATCCACCTAGTGGGGCGTGATGCTCGAGCCATAAAGCGAATTTGTAAGTGGTTCGAAGGTAATCAAGGTATTTGGCGATGTCGACGGCAAGTGCTTCTGATGTGCGGGAACCTGTGTCAACAAAAGATTTGTAGAGCGGGCCGAGGCAAACGAGATCTGGTTCAGTTTTTTCGATCGCTTCTTCCAAAACGATACGGTCGGCGGGATTGAGGAGGTCCATACCGGCGGGTCGAATGAGGATGTGTGCACCGTCGGGTGATCTGCCACCGATGCGTTTTGCTGCACCAACAATTTTTGTTGACATGCGCCGAATGATTCGTTCAGGGTTTTCCAAGTCCACCGTAAGGGTTTTGATCGGGTCCATTGCTTCGAATGTGAATGGGTGAACTCCCGCCGCAGGGCAGATTGCCATTTGTCTCGCAAGCATGGTTTTGCCAACGCCTTCCGCTGCGACGACGATCACTCGGTCTTGTCGTTCGATGACACCGGGAATAGCCCAGTCGTAAACGTCCTCAACGTGTTCGTTGATGAATTTGTCCCAACCGACGAGCCTTCCGGGGTCACCGATCGCTTCAATGTTTGGATCTATGCGGTCGATCATTCCGCGAATGCGAATTATTTTTTTGTCTACCGTGAGGTCACGACTTTTGATGTCTTCAATTTGTTCGATGATTCGATCAAGCGGATCGGGTTCTTGCTCTGGTTGTTCTTCAACAATGGGTGTTGTTTCTGTCGTGGTACCGGAAGAAGAAAGAATTTCTAGTTCTTCTAATCTTCCACCGGCGTCGAAAAAGTCTGTGACATCTTTGAACTGTTTTGGTGGCCCCACCAAAGTCACCGCAACACCTTTTTCGACAAGTTCAGCCATAACATCGTTTGCGTGCTTGATGCCGACTTCGTCGTTGTCTTGAATAATCCAAATGTCGCCACCGACAAGTGTCACCGTGTGAATATCCAACCATTTACCGGCGCCACCGGGCATCGTTGTAGCCGTATGACCTAAACCGGCGAGGGTGTCAGCATCTTTTTCGCCTTCTACAACAAACACCATCTCGTTTGCGGCCACCGCAGCAAGAACTTCCGGCAACCGGTATAGAACTTTTGGTGTATCACCAAGCGAGTAAATCCATTCGTCACCGTCGGGCCGTCGTTGACGAAATGTTTTTTTGCCTTCTTCGTCGATGAACCGCTGCTTTTGAAAAAGAAGGTTTCCTTTTGCGTCGCAGTAATCGTAAGAAGCAACAAGTTTCAATTTGGAAGACTTTTTGATAACGCCACCGGACTTAACTTTTTGAGCAGGAATTTTTACCGGAACCTTTTTTCTAAGGTTTTCATCTTTAGGTGGGAACAAATCGTTCACCGTGATACCAACCGCACCGCAAATCTCCGTCAAACTGCACGGTTGTCCCCGATGGCACGTAACGAGAACTCGGCCATCTCGTCCTTCCCCAACGTGTAGCGAAGGGTTGTCGTCATCGTTGCGGCAAGGGCACCGAGCGGACCAACCCGTACCGTCTGTCCTGACGCCTTTCAGCATGGAAAGAAAATTTGCTACCTGTTCAGAAGTACCAGTCACCGTTGCACCCGATACCGATCCGCTTCGTAGGAAGCAAGAATGTTTTCGTAGATTTGTACGAACAGTTGGCGGTCACCGTTAGTGTGCAACTCGTGCCCACTCCCCTGACTTAAACCTTTTATTGCTTGTACTACCAAAGGAGGTAACGGTTCGATCGCTTCACCGTTAGCCGCCGCAATAGCGTTGCGCCGATACCGACTCCAAGCATCTGCCGCAGACGGTGGCCGACCATCACTGTGACGGGCATCAATTACTCTACGCCTTAAAGTTCCGGGTCTCGGTGGGAAAGGTTTATCTTCAACGATGATTTCGTCAAGAGCGTCGACGCACTCTTCATAATCGAGGTCGACCAAAACCCGATACCAACTCTCGTATGCCGCTTTTCTCGTAGCAGCCGGAAAATCTAAATTCCAAACGGCCCAAATGCGTTCAAGCAAAGTTACCGTCTGCTGCTTATCCATTTTCACCCCGGAGAAACTCTTGACGAACCGGATCGTCCTCTCCTCCTTCAGCAAAAATTGTGGCAAACCGTTCAATGTGCGCCGAGTCACGCAAAATCAACTCGATGTCGTCGTAACGTTTCCGCCTCGGATTGTCACCCATGTGCCAGTCCGACATAGCGCATCCGCTAATTGCTTGTAAACAAATTTCAACACCGTAGTCACGGATCGCTTTAGCGATTTTGCTTTTACGTTTGTCTCCCAAAACTGGCTTGGGTCCGCGTCGTGGAGTCCGATGAACAGAAACCCAATGGTCAAAAACCATCTGAACGTCAGTAGCGGCAGGTTCTTCTAAGCGAACCACCGGAGGAAGATCAAATAATTTGATCTCTTCAAAACCTTTACCTTTGATACTGAACATTATTTTCCTTTCGCGGTTTTAGTCAGAACTAACCGTATATAGAGATAACTCCACGTTAAAGAAGTATCTTTTCTATTGTTTCCCCTACCGAGGGTTTAGTTATACCGATAGGTATAACTGAACCGGGGGGGTTCGGGGGGTCTAACCCCCCGGGAAGGGGGGTCCGGGGGGAAACCATCGCCACCGGATAACCTCACGAAGGTCGCGTTGAACCGGCCCCACCGTTTAGTGGGGGTCGGGTTCGAGCGGCATGTCCAACGCGTTGGTTTGCATGATGCGTCGCTCGTGACGCGTCGTGCGGTTGGTGACTATAACCACCGTGTTTCCCGTTTGCAAACAACTTTTCATATTTACTTCAGGTCCAGTCGGAAAGTGTCCATTTCCCACATGATGCCGATCGCTGAATAGCCGATGATGTCCATGATGGTGTCTTCGATCGACTCGTTGTTGGGCTTTCCGTTTTCCCCGTTAAGTAAATTCTCGAGCCGTGCGATTTTGTCGTGGGTTCTGATGAGGAGTCCGATGCGTCCGAACCGTGAAATGTTTTCGTGTCCGTAGTCGTGCTGTTTGCGGAGCAGGGTCCGGTGAACGTCTACCGGGTTCAGTCCGTAACCTTTGCGGTCAAGTTGCTGGCTGTACCGGAGTGCTA